TATTACAAGAAATATAATCTAAAAAATATAATGGTTTAGCACCACATGTAATCACATCATTCACACACATAGCAACCAGATCAATTCCTATGGTTGTATAATCTCTAGCAATACAAGATATATTAATCTTAGTACCAACACCATCAGCACCAGATATCAATATAGGTTTCTCATATCCTGACGGTACTCTAAACATACCACCAAAACCACCAATAGCAGGTGCCTTCTTCATTAATCTTTCAACAAAGGCATTCCCTGCTTCTATATCAACTCCAGAAGATTTATAATCCATTAACCACCAGCAGCATCACATCCAATGGCACTACCAACAACTGCACCTAATGGTATTGCCCACCAGCGACCATCACCTCGCGATAATGCTGCACCAGCACCACCACCTAGTAATGCACCAGCAATCTTACCATCAGTACAATCATTCTCATCATACTCTTCATAGGTTCTTGTTCTGTGAGTATTATCAGGTGTTCTGTTTATTCTACTCCTACTACAAGGATACTCAATTGTATCTGTCCAAGACTTTATATAACCAGGTGAGTCTGCTGTTCCTGGAACATATTCTTCCCTATACTCTTTTCTATAACAAGTATTGGTTTCAGAGTAACCTGATTGCTGATGATGTGCCATAGCAGGGGTACACGCTGATGTTGCAGCAATAAGAACTGCTCCCAGTACACCACCAGTTTCTTTTTGCCAGAACTTGTTCATAATCTTTTCTTATGTACTTTTAGTATATATCGTTAAGAAGTCAAAGTCAATAACTAGTGGACACTTTATAAATCGCCCTCTTTTCTATTCTCAGATTTATGAACATCAAATGATCCACCAGGATATCTTGCTTCCAGTTTATTAACATTCATTTCAATAATCTCATCGAATGTAGTATCAAGTGCCATACAGGCCTGAGCAATATACCAACAAATATCACCCAACTCTCTCTTCATATGAAATACATTCTCGTTATTATATGGTTTACCTTGTAGAATAATCTTCTTTACAATTTCAGTAAACTCACCTGCTTCAGCAGTAAGTCCAAGAGCAGCAGTTAATAAACGAGGAATATCTGCATCTCCTTCAACATCAAGTTCTGTTATACGAGAAAGTAATGCTGGTAGGTCAGTACTTGGAAGACTTGTAACTCCAGTAACAAAGTCCAAATATTTGTTAGTATCAACAGTCATTAAAATTTAAATTCAGAGAATGATTTCTTTGCCTTCTTTTCAGTATACTCTTCTTCTTGTCCACTGTCAACAATATCTTCTTGTGCAGTCTGTTCACAATCATACAATCTCATCTTAGCACGATCAATTCCTATAACAAATCTCTTATTCATTGTAGGATCATTATAACGATTCTTTAACTGCTTAACCATTATCTGATTTAACCCCTCCAAGTCTTCTGTAGAAATAAGGGCAAACATAAGATCAGCAGTAGCAGGCAATCCAAAGGATTCAGAGGTGTCAGTAAGCTCAACGTCAGAACTACCATACCCGCTACGAGTAGTTTGAGTGGCAGATACAATCGGAAGGTTCGCCTCAACTGCGAGACCCCGTAATTCTTCTGCGATTGCTTTGATGTATGAGTAGGAGTTGACGTTACTTCCTGCCCTGTATCTGGATGAGGCACAAATATTAAGATAATCTATGAATATTATATCAGGTTTGAATGACTTTTTCAAGGCCAGTTCCTGAAGTAATGCTTTGAAGTGACCGCTATGTGCAGAAGCAGTAGGATATTCCTTAACAATAAGAGTTCCTTGTGTCTTCTGAGTAAGATTGGTTATTTTACTTTCAAACATCTGTTTAGGAAGATCTGTTATGTCTTGAATATTAACATTTAAAAGATTCGCATCAATCCTCTCCGCAATCTTTTCTTCAGCCATCTCAAGCGTAATATATAAAACATTTTTACCTTGGAGTAAAACAGAAGAGGCAAAATGACACATAAAGAGAGACTTACCCACACCAGTGCCAGCAAGCGCAATATTAAGCGTCTTATTAGGGAGACCTCCTTTCGTGATTCTATCGAAGAACTCCAAGTCGAAGGGGATTTTATCTTCCTTTCTATGATAGGATTCAAATCTTTGTTCATAATCAATTAGATAATCATGTCCAATATGAGTGTCAAAAGATACTGAGAGTGCTTCTGATAAAATAGTAGGAATAGCATCTCTTCCTTTCTGTTCTTCCTTACCATCAGCAAGTTGTATGGACTCCATCAATGCCAAATAAATGGCACGGTCTCTACACCACTTCTCTGTAGTATTAACCAACCAATCAAATTCTGATGGTTGTTCATCAAGATTACCAATAAGAGTAGTAATTTCTTTAAATGAACTATCATTAATATCTTGACGCTTTTCTGCTTCAATACAAAGAATCTCTTTCGTAGCAGGTTGATTATACTCCTGCACAAAACTGATTATCTCCTCAAACACCACCTTTTGGTTAGTATCCTCAAAGTAATCTGCCTTAATAAAAGGTATAACCTTACGAACATACTCCTCATTATGAATGAGATTTCGAAGAATTAAAAACTCAACACTATCCATTTATACTATGCTGCGGATTGTTTGGAGAATGTGGAACATCAAACACAAAGATAATCCTAGTAACATTACCAGTGTTAACTGTACCGTGTGGCATCTTATTATTAAACCACAATAATGTCCCTGGGTCAACTACAATACTTTCCTCTCCAACAAAATATTGATACTGTCCTGTAATAGACAAATGATATCTATCCTTATCCAAATAATAAGTTCCTTCATCAATATGAGCACCTACCATTTCCTCTGCAGGTAATGCAAGAAATCCACAACGACGATAGTTAGAAAAATTCTTATTTAAAAATTTTCTTATCTCCGAATGTTTTTCATATGCAGGAGTTCTAGTACATATCTCAGTATCACCAACCTGTTCTCCCACACTTGTAATACCACCCATTACAAGTTGAAGTACATCAACAGATGTAATATATTCGTGAGGATCTTTTATCTTAACATCTTTAAGTTTCTGTTGTGATCCCCAGTCATCAGGATTCTTATCTAACTGCTTCTTAATTTTAGAAACATTAATCCCTTTCTTTATAACCTTTATATTTTTCATGACCCATAACTAAACTCCTTATTTGCTATTTCATCTAAAGCTTGCATTACCTCGTCAGTAAAATACTTATCCGGTTCTGCCAATATTTGTTTGGCATATAACTTCTTACCTCCGATTTCATATCTACCTGCGACATTTTTCCAGAGTTCCCCAATCTCACCCAATTCCAATAGACCATAGTAACGGTCAAGACCACGATGATCAAAAAATAAACGTATTTCAACCTGCTTATTCTCTTTACTTAAACGTGATTTATGCGTCTTTGCTTTGATAATGTTTCCGACGACTTCTTTTCCATCCTTCTCTTTTTTGCGGCTGAGATAAATGATTGTACTTGCTGCGTACTTGAGGCCGCTACCTCCTCCCATTTCCTTAGTAGGGACGTAAGAACCAATGACATCGTAAGTATGATTTGTAACTATAAGTGGAATGTTTGCTTGACCAAGTTTCAAAGTAAGCATTCTAAATGCTCCTTTAACAAGTTGGGATTTGGTCATGTCCCTAACCTGCTTATCATCTAATGCATCACGAATCTCTTTCTCTGTCGAAAGCATACCTAAAGAATCTAACACAAACATACAAGGTTTGCGATCTTCTGTGGGCATCTGAAGATATTTATCAACTGCCTTAAGTGCCTTAGTACGGAACTCCTCAATGGTTACTACATTTATAACCACAAATCTATTCGTATCAATACCACGACTCTCTAAAAGTGACCGAGTAATGCTACTCTCAGTATCAAAATAGAGTACATAAGCATCGGGGTTAGTATCCAGAAAGTTCTTGGCCACTGCGAGAGCGAAAAAAGTTTTTCCAGTACTAGATTCTCCAGCAATTGCAGTGATCTTATTATTAGATACCCCACCAAAGATGCTACCTGATACAAGTCCGTTAAAAACCAACGAACCTGTATCAACAAATTGTTGACTATCCGATATATCGGATGCGAGGGTGGTGTAGTCATCTCCAATTTCCTTTACAATATCCTTAAGAAAATCCATATCAAATACCTAATAATTTACGCTGCCTATCAAAGTAACCTTTTAATATCCAAGAACTACTGTTCTCTTTATGTTCACCACCCACACCAAATACAAATTTAACACGAGGGTTCTCACCAAACTTATCATATTCAGGAGTATTTTCTTTACCCCTATCACCACCATTACAGAAAATAACATTCTCTGCAATATCTAAGCACTTCTCAATGGCACCACAAGCAGAACCTGCATCATCATCTTCCCAAGAGATAACTGCATCAACCATCTCTAGATGTCTAATAATCTCAGCACGTTCTACCCAAGACTGGAAATACTGTCCCTTCTTATGAGTCAACCATTCTTCAGTGTTCAGTCCAACAACCAAATAATTAGAGAGGTCTTTTGCTCC